GCATTTTAATAGATGCTACTTCTCCGAAAGTTAAATCAGTTATAGATTCAATTTTATTTTTGCCTTTGATTGGAATTGCTTCCAAATACTGCAGCACATTATGATACTCTTCAAACTTTTCATTTTGAAGTTGAAACAATTGCTTGAAAGTTATTTTTTGCAAACTCATGAAGTATAAATTTTAAATGATTTGCTTCTTTTAGTTTTGAATTGATGCCAAGCACAGTATCCTCCTGAATCAGTAACGTGGTCAAGTCCGCTCGTTTTATCAGGGATGCCATTCTTATAAGTTAATTGCTCTAAAGCTTCTGTGTAAGATGGGCACTTGTCAGTATTTACAAAGTAGGTAGTCACATTCTTATTATCACAAAAAGCAATATTCATGGTTGTAATACGATCCTTTACTGATGGATTACTTTCGTCTACTATTACTTTGAATTTATACTTTTTGATAATCTCAATATCTGTATCGGAGCTTGATGTTTTACGACTATCACCACTAGCATCAGGATAAATATTTATTTGATGGTTAGGGTATTCTTTTTTAATTAACTCACACATCTCAACAGTATCATAAGCATTCACAAATTCATCAACAGCATGTAACTTACCATTATCTACTACATGAATTACTGCACTCATTTTGGTAACATTGAAGTCCATTCCAATATGCAATACATCTCTTGGTTGAATTTCTCTATTGGTGTGATTTACTAAACGGTTAAACTTATGATAAACACTACCCGATGTTAAGTTAACAAACTCTCCATTCAAATAAGCTTCGAGTTGTTGCTCTGTGTAACTCATTTCAAGAGTTTCAATATAACTATCAGATATGAACGGATTGTTTTTTGTCTTGGCACGAATCAATTTCTTTTTTTCGTGTGGCTTTTTAACAAAGAAGTCGTAAAGAAACTTGAATCCTTCAGGTGTTGAAACGAAATCCAAACAGTTAGGTTTACCATCAGGTAACGGAATGCTTAACCTTGCAACAACTTTCGTAAATACATTATTCATGTGAGGAGTAGGAAGTACATCGGCTTCATCAATCAAACTGTATCCTACTTCATAACCAATAATGGTGTCAGGATTATCCATTGACCGTAATATGATACGACCATAAGAAGTAACAAACTCGTGGTCTGTTTTATTTAAAACATAATTAATACCATGCTCTTCTAAAAAACTTGAAAACTTTGGATAAGCAATATCTTTAATCAAACCATAAGTAGGCAGGTAGTATGCAACATCAATACCCGGGTACTTTAATTTTTTCATGCAGGTTTTGATAACACCAGCTTGTGATTTACCCGAACGAAATCCTCCAACGATTCCTGTATGAACGAATTCACTTTCGATAAACTCAGCTTGATGTTCGAGCAGTTGCATTTTATTCTTTGTTTTTAATTATTGTAAACTCAATTGGTTTAACTGATGTTTGAACTTCTAATTGTTTAGGTCGTTCAATCCCTTCTAATTTTATAATTTCTTTTTCAACTGCCATTATAGCAGTGATTCCAGCGGGAGAGCTTTTATGTTGTTGTGATAAGGAACGCTTTAATTGTTTTAGTTCCGCAATTTTCAACTCACGTTTCATTTCTATGCTTACTCCTTCTATTTTCGCCCAACTCGAATACGCTTCTTTGATATATCTTTCAGCCTGTCTAATACTCAAATTCCAATTAGCAACAATCTGCCGAACTATAAGACGATCGGAAACACCGTCAAATATCCAGCCTTGAATCGTAAATAACCGATTGCTTTTTTCTATTGCTGTTGATTTGGGTTTTGAAGTTTTCATGCATTAGGAAACATTTTTTTTATTACAGCTACATCTCGTAATCCTTTGTTTACTTCTGTTCGCAATTTAATTGCTTCAATTTCTCTTAGTCTTCTCAATTCAGGGTCTGAATCTTGAATAACATTATTCTCATAAGTTTGAAGTGCTGCTCTATTTCTCTCAACCTCTTCTAATAAATATTCTACAATATTGTCTCTCATTTCAATAAGCATTTTATAATTTGGATTCATTTGCAAAGTCGTTTAATGTTAGATTACCGTTTAAGTGGGTAAAGTTAACATCAATACTTCTTTTGTTGCAATAGTTTATGTATCGGATAATTGCAGATTGAATATACATCGGTTCAATTTCGGTAAATCGACCACGTCTGTGAGTATGCTCACAAGCAATTAAGCAAGTGCCAGAACCAAGAAACCAATCAATAACAATGTCATTCTCATTTGTGGTATCTAGTATTGCATCGGCAATCATAACTACTGGCTTCGGTGTCGGGTGATTCTTTAATTCAAATCTGTCAGGATTTGCCATTGAGGTAGCACTCGGATATTTCCAAACATTCGAGCGGATTCTGTTCTTTAGTTCCAAGTGTGATAAATGTTTAGCCGCCTCTCCGTTTTTAAAGATAAAACACCATTCGTTATTGTCTTTGTAGAACTCACCGCCTTCGTCAAGTAAATCCTTTTGCCAAAGTGCTTTCGCTTTCTCATCAGAGAATATAAAACAAAGCTCGTGCTGTGCTCTGTAGAAACTTCCGTTTGCAAATAAATCCTTTTCCCATACACATATCTGTTTAGGTTGTGGATTGCCATACACTCGACGTGCTGCTTCGGTCATGTGCCACGAATGTCTGAAATCCATAAAAATATAATGAATTGCACCAGGAACAGAATTGGCAACCGATGTTGTCATTATCAAAGCAAGGAACTGAACAAACTCCTCGTCTGTCATTTCTCCCGATGCCATTGCAAAATCTTTGTGTCGTTGTTCATCCTTGTTTGTAAAGAAGTTTGCAGGTAAATTGTAAGGAGGATCGCAATTGATAATTCTAGCTTTATCATCTTGCATCAAAGCTTTTACATCTTCCTCGCTGGTAAACGAACCACAGATTAAACGATGTCCGTTAAGTTGGAATACATCACCAGGTTGAACGATTATATTCTTTTCGTCCAATTCAACGTGTGGTTCTTCTCCAGTCTCTACTTGAAACAAATCAAACTTTTGCTCGAAGCGTTGCATTGAGAATTCAGGAATATTGATTACATCGTTCAAAGTAGGAATATCAAGATTGAACTTTGAAACAAAATCGAACAATCCCTGCTGGGTAATCTTTGCGTATGCGCTGGAATAAACTAAAACCAACTCGGCAGCCGATTCCATATTTTCGCAATCAACAAATGTTGCTGGTAACTCATCGGGTACATTATGACCAAGTTCTGAAACTTTAATCAAGTCAAGGAAACGGTGTTTACCATCTAAACAAAATAGTTTCCCATCATGTTCCCAAACCTTAAAAGCATCCACAAATTGATATTTAAGAATAGATTCTATCAGTTTTGTGTCGCCATCATTAATCCACTCTTTAAAATTCTCCTGCTGGATAAATTCCAAATCACGCCATTTTATTAACTCTGTCTTAATTATTCGTGAATTGATTGTAGTTGCTTCCATATTTAAATACGACTTATTTTGACACAAATATAATAATATATTATATTACTATCTAAATAAAAAAAAAGCTACTCATTTTCTGAATAGCTTTTAATCTTTACTTGTCTTTCCAAGCAGTCAGATAGCTTTTGCCGTTTAGTGAAGAATTCCCGTCCGTCTTGTCGTTTCTCTATTCTTTCCAAGATGTCACGCATTTTTTCAAAACAGTTGCGTCTGTCTCACATAAGTTACTTACTATCGGCTTCTCTCATTTTTAAGGGTTGTGGATAAGAACGGACTCGAACCGCTTACTCTGTAGATATATTGTCGACTTACCTACTCTGCTCTATCCAATGAGCTACTTCCCCGTTTAGAAAAAAAGCCATCCACTAAACAGAATGGCTTTTGATATATTGAATTGACTTCTAGCAATCACTTCTAATCTTTGTTTTTGACTTGCTTATTAAGCTGACAATCGGTATTCGATTAGTTGCAGGCAAATTACTTTTTGAATGTAGATTATAATTTATCCTTGAATAAGTCCAACCAACATCATCAAGATAGGTAAGAGAATTAAAGGATTCATCTACTGTCTTCAAAAAGACTTGAGCATTTGTGAAGCTCTGTGGATTTAACTGCACGACATTGATGTCGTTTGCTTTTTCTACATTTACAACGTCAACGTAAACCTTTTGGTCTAATATGATTGTTGGTTTTGATTTCTGCTCCAGTTTGCTTGTAGTTGCAAATGCTGTTAGGCTAATCATCCCGATTAACATAATTGAGAGCAATGTTCTTAATTTCATAATGACAAATGTAATTAAATAATATAATATATTACCAATATGGAATTAAAAAACACCCATCAAACTATTTCAAAAGTTCCGTACTGGTATACTCCTATAATTCCATCTGGGAAATTAATTGTAACATCTGCATTCTCTTCATCAATAACTTTAACATTAGTTATAGTCCCGACTTCACCTCGTTTGTTAAATGGATCAGTTGTTAGGAATCTATCAATCATTACTTTTTTACCTTTTAAATTTTTCATGATTTATTTTTTTGTTATTCAAAGTAACCGCTCTTTGTCTCAAGGTGCAAGGACTATTAAAACATTAGCTGTTCTTTAACTCATCTGGATTAAATTCCCAAAACGACAACTTTCCTTTCACGTTTAGTATTGGTTTGTCGTAAAGAACTGGATTGGCAAGCACCCAGTTGTATGTTGGTTTTTCATTTCTAAAAACTACCTTGCCTAAATCTGACTTTTCTGCCCAAATACTAGAATGATTTATAACACAATCTACAATATCAACTTCTCCAATGATTGCAGATACTAGTCTATCTGGAAAAGGTGGTGCACGGCTGTTTAATTGATAATACTTTCATTGTTCTATTTTTTTAACTATGTTCAGCATTGACTAGTTTATCATAGGTTTTAGACATCTGACTTATGTACCCAAAATTTATTGCTGTTATATCCATAAGTATTTTAAGCATATTCGAAGTATCAGCTTGTTTCTGCATTTGTTCTTCAACTGACTTGAAGTCTATTCTTTTACTATAAAACCTTACTTCGTTATCATTGTATATGTATGCGTTTGAGTATGATGGATTAAGATGTATAAAGTATTCTCCATGTCTAGGAGAATGTAATGAAACTGCTCCAGCTAAATCATATTTTCGCAGAACGTCTTTAATTTCTTCAGCTGCTTCTTTTAATTTAATTTCTGTTTTATTCATCGTTTTTTGTTTTTAGGTTTCTTTTGATATCGTTTCTTAACTCCTAGTAGCTTCTGTCTAGCTTTTAGATTTTCTTCTGTTGCTTCAAAGACTTCTACGTGTTGTACATTTGGTTGTGCCATTCTTTTTCGTAAACCTTCCCCTGTGTAAGGTTCAATTGGTCCATAAGAACCGTCAATGTGTTTTACTTGCATAATGTTTATTTTTGATTAGGTAATTTATTTTAGTTTTTTTGTCTCCAGCCTGTGGAGGATGTTAACTCAACTATTGATTTTAAAGGGTTTTATGTTTTCAATATTTTTTCTAAATCGGTGTATAATTCTAAATAATTCATTGCGGTGTATCGTAGAACCTTCCAACCTTGAGTAACTGCCAAATTATACTTTTCAATATCTTTCGAGTATCCGCCTATTGTTGTATGCCTTGACTTATCACTCATAATTCCTTCGTATTCAATTGCGATCATTAAACTTAAAATTGCATAATCGAATCGGAATCTTCTAACATCATCAAACTTATATTCCGTTTGGTAACTTTCAATCAATCCTTGCTGCTGGAATTGCTTCAGGAATAACTCGATTGTATTTTTCTCAACTGATATCTTTTCGATTTTTGCTTTCGGTTTAATTACGGCGATTTCGCCACAATTAGAATTCTGCTTATCATCAATCTTGAATCCTTTAGCTTTTAGATTTTTCAAATCATTCTCGGTCCAACTCATAATGTTTTAAATTCTGTTTTTCCTTTATAACCTTTTTCCAATTGCAGCACTACGGTTTGAATTCTAGCGTACTCAAATGTCTTTCGTGGAAGCAACGTAACTGATATCAGTCCGAACTCTTTAAACTTTCTCATTCTCACATCGCTATCACCAACAGTAAACCACGGCATAAGTGCAATGATGTTATCGCTCATCTCCATACACTTTTCAAGAATGTAGTACCCGGACCGCAATCCTTTTAGATTCAAATTTGCTGGTGCATTTTTCAAATAAGTTTGATTACTTGAAAACGGAGGATTCATAACTACACAATCAAATTGCAATCTATCCATTAAGAAAAAATCATCTGGAGCATAAACATTGAATCCTTTTTTTTCGATGGTGTGATATAAGTTTTTTAATCCGGGTGTTGGTTCTAAAACAGTAATTGCATTTTTAGGAATCAATCCAACCATGTACTCGCAAATGTTTATTGGTGTTTGAAAGTTTTTATCTATTATCATTTTCTAACACTTGTTCCGTTCAACTCAATTACATTAAACATTTCAAACATTCGATCATAAACCCTATTTCCATATTTTTTTGCCATTGCTTTCATTGTTCCTTTAGTGTCAAGCTTGTTTCCGAATTCATCTATAAAATAATTCATGCTGCCCATTGTTACTGCTTTATTATCATATCGTAATTCAAGTATGTCCTTGAATAATTCAACTTTACCATAGTTGCTTGCTTGTCTTTCAGTCATGAAATCATCGAAGTAAATCATACCTTTTTTCATAACATTCCAAAACCTATCTTTCATTTCCTCATTTGAACACGATTCATATTTTTGCACTGCTTCATTTGTACTGAAGTACCCATACCCACGTCTGTATCTATGCAAATGAACTTCATCGCCATCAATGTCTTTGATAGTTATATCTTTTTCTTTTTCTGCATCAAAGAACATCTGTCTAAAGGTTTTAAATATTGAAGTCTTACCACAACCAAATCCTCCTAAAACTAATATTCCCTTACTTAAACTTGGTTCAGTTATTTCTTTATTTACAATTGGACTTTTTAAAAACTTTTCGTCTCTGAAGAAAAAATAAATTAATGTGAATACCAGTATTTTACTTTCACCTCTATTCACATCTTTATCAAAATGCTTTTTATTTATTTCAAAATATTTCTTTTTAAACAAATCATAAACACTTAATACATCAACTTCTACAAGTTTTTTCAATGGCTCTTTTTTTATCAATTCAATTACAGGTTTTATACTTTCCCAGTAATCATTAAACAATTTCATATCCGCATCGTGTTGAATAACAACTGGGTCATTTGGATTTGATAATTTCCGCATTTCGTATGTCACGGGTTTATGCGGTCTTGGTGGTGGGTTTGGTAATTCTATTTTATCGATTATCTGCGAAACCGTTTGTATTTTGTTTTCCATTTTGTAAATTTTGATTATTAATTAACCAGGACGCATTGAAACCTTTCCAATCTTTTTCGATACAAATTGTTAGAATTTCGTTAATTTCTTTTTTTGAAACTTCAACTTGTTTTATAAATCCAGTAAAAGCTGTTTCGCTGTTGGTTGCTTTTTTTGTTTTTCTAACTTTTAACCAGTCATCAACTAATTTTTCTAAACCTCCTTTTTTTAATAATTCATTACGAAATGGAAAATTTGCTTTTGTCTCTTTTTCTAAAAGAGAAGTTTTGTTTAGTTTAGTTTCTTTTAGTTTAGTAATGGTGTCGCTTTGTGTTCCACTTTGCGTGTCGGTTTGTGTAACGCTTTGTGTTCCACTTTGCGTGTCTGTGTGAAACGCAATTAAATTATAAACACAACTTTGATTTCCTTTTCTTTCTTTAAAATCAATTCTACCTGATTGCTTTAATTGATTTCTTGCTCGAATAATTGAAGACTTACTTAATTTTGTTCTACCCTCCAAGGTTGATATAGCTACAGTAAATTCCTTTTTCCATCCTGTCTTGTTATTTACAGCCATCATAGCGTGCCATAAGTTAATCGCAGAATCAGAAATAGAATTTGTTTCGAGCCAATCATAGAACGCATTAATTTCTGTTATGTAATTCATTTATTTTAAGTTATTATTCAAATATTCAACTTCTAAATTTGTCAATTTCTTGTTTGCTTTAAACTGCTTTTCAACTAATACAATCTTAACCTCTACGCCATTTGCTCTGAAAATATACCAAGTGTTTGGATCGTTTACCGAACTACAACAAACGACTTCCAGGTCCTCGATTTTCATTACTTGAATAAATCAATTACTTTACTAATCATACTTACTGGAATATCATCCTCGGTACCAGTTATCGCATTAGCAATTACTTTTTTCTCTTGAATGATATCATACATCCATTGGTCAAGTGTATTCTCTCCAAGTAAGGAAGTTGACCTAACACTAGATGGTTGTCCCATACGATGCGCACGTGCCTCGAATTGCTCCACGTCGGCTTGTGTCCAAGGCAGTTCGAGTAAAAGCAATTCAGATGCAGCTGTTAGCGTTATACCAACACCTCCAGCTTTGTAATTCACGATAATGATATTTATTCCCGGGTTGGTTTGAAATCCATCTACAGCGGTTTGCTTTTGAATAGCGTTTTGGCGACCAGTAACGCACACAGCTTTTGGATAAAGTTTCATTAGCATATCCACAATGATTTGATGCTTAACACCAATAATAATTTTCATTCCGGAACCTACTACTTCATCGATATACTCTTG